TGAATTGCATTCTAAAATCGAGCGCACTCTATATGATGCTGCTATGGTAGCCGCTAAAAGTTTCCTAGGAAATTAATTGGAGAATAAAAATGTATAAATTGCACAGAAATTATAGGTACACACTGATTCGCATATTGGATACGCGTAAGTACGCCTTAACATCTGGTAAAGTTCCAGTTACGGATATTAACAAGCGTGCTAGTGAGGCTGTTAATGTTCTAATCACTATGATATTAGATGATGAGCGCACGACTATGGAGGATTTACATATCCTGCAAAGGTTTCGTGCAATCTTTAATAGTAAATGGCTTAAAAGTTTCCTAGGAAATTAATTGGAGAATACGAAATGAAAATAGAGATAAGCATACAAGCCTTTGGCGCACTGGTTAATGCACAAGATGTAAAGCCTACCCTTGCAACAGAAGAGGGTGAGGGTTGGGTTCGTACAACATCAAGGGTGCACGATATGATTCTAACAGTAGTTACCAACTACCACGGGAGTCAGCCTGTCACACAATTCTATCTAACAGATATTAACGCCTAGTGGAGAATAAGAAATGAAAACTATAATTTTACAAGTGATTTGTTGGGCTGTGTTATTTACTGTGGCGCTTAATACTATATACACAATAACTTTGGGAGGTGTGCTATGACCTACACTATGCGAGATGTAAATTTATTGCGCAGCCAAAAGGGTTGGCCTAGAATGATGGCGCTGCAGTATTATATTAACTTGGGTGCAAAAAGTAGATGTGATAATGTTAGCGGTAATCTAAAAAAAGCATATGAAGCAGCGCGGAAAGGGAGATTTTTATGAACATCAAAGCAATTGAGAAGGGTAGTTTCACGCTGATTGTAGATAACATAGACGACAACGTGCTTGTCCGTATGGTCACAAGTGAAGGGAATGTTAACTGGTACGTGCTAATTGATGGCGATCTGATTAGCCAATGGCATAACCACGATCAACTTGAGGAAGATTATTATGATAGCTTATAAGATAATGAAATACAGCGACAAGTTTGATGACCATTATAAGACTTTGTTTCATGGCATTGATGGGAGCAAGCATGTTCCCTTGGATACTTGGCTAGAGGCGGATCAAAAGTGGTGTACTGACGGGAGTGGTGGAACACGCTATCTATCTGGTATACATGTGCTGCCTAGTTATGAAGCTGCTATGGATTACATGGAAAACTTCAGCGACCCTACTGATAAGGTCATTGTTTTGTGTGAAGTACGCGACTATAAAAAGAAGGCACATGCGCGTGGTCAAGTATACCTTGCGCGTAAGTGTAGAATTATGGGTGAAGTAACGCCTCCATCTGACTATCGTGCGCCTGATTATATTGCTTACGGCGAATTAGTTTCCTAGGAAATTATTGGAGAATAAAAAAATGAAAACTATAAATGAAATTATTATTGATACTTGCAATGAACTTATAGAACGTGACTTTAAGTCTGGATTCAACGAGAGTGTGGCAGGTCATTGTCGGGATGCACTCACAAAAGAACACGGCCTAGATGTAGGGAGAAAATTCTGGAGCAACGCTTGTAATTATTCCGGAGGGGAGTTTGAGCGTCGACGATTCCTTGCACTGTATAGTCGGAAAGCTCTAAAGGTTTTTCAAGATGCTAGGCGTGTTGAACGGGATACATCAAACCCTAACAACTTACCCTTTGAAATGCCTAGTTGGGGCTGGAAGGGTACATAAGTCCGTGTGAGCAATTAATAAAGACCCTGTAGGGTAGCTAAAGTTTCCTAGGAAATTGCAGTGAGCAGCCTTACAGGAGCTTAGAGAGGTGGTATCATGATCAAGTTAAGTAAGCCAAGTAAAATGCCTTGTAACTCATGGAGTACTGAGGCAATCTACCATTGTCCTGCTTCAGTAGATAAGGATGGACAGTTAGTTGATGCATGCAAGTCTTGCTATGCGACTGGAGGCTTCTATCAAATGCCTAGTGTTAAAGCACTGCGGCAGCACAACGCTAAAGATTGGCAGCGTGAGGAATGGGTAGATGAATTTGTAGCACTGCTAGATACGCATAGATATTTTAGGTGGTTCGACAGTGGTGATGTATACCACATACGACTAGCTAAGAAAATACTAGAGGTAATGCAGCGTACGCCTTGGGTAATGCACTGGCTAACTACACGTATGCATAAATTTGCTAAGTTTTTGGAGGTGTTAAATGAAATGGAATCATTGGATCATGTTGTCGTTAGGTTTAGCAGCGATAGCATCACAGGCGAGCTTGTGTCAGGAAATACTACTAGCACTATCATACCAGATAGTTCCTATCCAGTAGGGAGTACGACAGAAGTATGTAAAGCCTACGAACGTGCAGGTAAATGTGGTGATTGTCGCCTATGTTGGAGCAAAGATGTAAAAACAATTGCCTATCCTATGCATGGAGCTAAGGGTTTGAAGCTAATAAAAATGAGGAACGTGGCATGAATGAACAAACATATATAGTTAGAGGTATTATAGTAAGCCCATATGTTCTTGATGCAGAGGTATTCGTTGAGGAAGAAACGGGTATACTAAATGTATATACTTTTGGGTGGACTAAAGAAGAGGAAGAGGTTGGAGCAGAGCATTACAAGGCTCTTGATGATTTCTACTTTGAAGAAATAGTAACTGTTATTGTTCGCTCTTTAGAGCTTGAAGGAGTATTTCTTGATGATAGTTAATAAGATACTATGTTGTTTATTGTATATGATTATTGTTTATTATGTAATTAAGAATCTCTTAAGGGTTTTATTTTAGCATACTTGTTGTGTGAAGTCAAGGGGTATGTTAAACTAATTTCCTAGGAAACTTTAGGAGTATGATTATGAGGTGTGTTTGTTGTGATACAGAGTTAACAGACTATGAAGCAACTAGAAAATATGAAGTAGGTATTTTTCTAGATACATGTAATGATTGTTGTCAGGAGTTTGATAGCGAGATACCCACTATAAATAGAATGGATTTACTATCCGTAGGAGATGAAGAATGATTGAGTTATATTCAAGGGCAGGTTGTGAACCTTGCGTTATACTAAAGAGCAAGTTGCTAGACTTAGGTATCAGTAATTATATACCATGTGATGTAAGTGTTAAGGAACATCTTGACGCACTCAAGCAGTTAGGTTTTCGTAGTATTCCTGTTGTCCTAAAAAAGGATGATCAAGGAAATGTTCTAGACACTTTGCAAGGTAGTAAGGTTTTTGATAAAGTATTAATTGATTTCTTTAAGGAGAATTAAAAATAATGAGTGACGGAAGAGCAGAAGAGTTTGACTACTCTGCTGAGGCAGATAAGGTAACACACGTTGAACCAACTAACGAGTATCGCTTGGTAGTTCGCAACGGCTACCCTCTTCTACAAAGAATGTATCATCTTTCTTGTATAAAGAATGGGGAACGTGTTATGATATGTAAATGGACAACACAGGATACAATTTATGAAACAAATTAAAGTAGAACTAGTAGCCAGTTGCTGCACTGACTTAGACACAGTGAATGCTGCAAGGGTATCCTTTGATAAGGAGAGTGAGTGGGACTCTATATGGGACACAGAGGATGAGCCGCCACTAAAGTCAGAGGATGAAAAGCTAATCAAGTACCTAGCTAAACATAAACATATGACACCATTCCGGCACAACTTTGTTAAGCTACGGGTGAAGGCTCCTATATTTCTAGCAGCACAGTTGAAGAAGCATCAAGCTGGTCTTAGCTGGAATGAAGTTAGCCGTCGGTATGTGTCTAGTGAGCCAGAGTTTTATATGCCTGAAGTGTGGCGTGGTAAACCAGAGGGTAGTATTAAGCAAGGTAGTGCTGGTGAGTTAGATTTAGGGGGCATTGTACGTCTTGCGTACAAGTTGCACTTAGATGTAGTTACTAACCTATATGACGAAATGCTAGATGCTGACGTAGCACCTGAGATGGCTCGTATGGTCTTGCCTCAGAGCATGATGACTGAGTGGATATGGAGTGGCAATCTCTTAGCCTTTGCTCATGTGTACAAAGAACGCATTGCGGCAGGTGCACAACAGGAAGCACAAGACTTTGCTAAACAATTGAATGAAGCTATGGGTCACTTAGCACCTGTTAGCTGGGAGGCGTTAACTAAATGATGTTCTTGAATCACTTTGATGAAATTATGAAGGGCTTTAAGTGTGACTTTAACACTGCAATTCAACTGTATCAACGTGGTACAGTATGGGAGGATTAAAAATGAGTAACTTAAATTTAACCTGTGAACAGATAGAATACATTACCACTAAGAGGCTTAAAGAAATACTGTACGAGCTGGATCAACCTGAAACCTTTGGGTCTGATCCTTGGGATGCGGCCTACGTGCAAGACGCATTGATGGACGTGCTAAAGTTAATGTTAACAGATAAGGAATATGTAACCTTATGGGGAGACAGGCATGGGATTTGTACAGACACACGTAGCGTGTGATGACTGTGGAAGCAGTGATGGTAGATCAATTGATGATAAGGGGTGGTCACACTGTTTTGTGTGTGAAACCAGAACTAAAGATAATGGGGTGGTTACGATGGGAGTAGATAAGAAACCAAATGGTAGCTTTGATAAACTAAAAGAAAGTCTAATGTCTGGACAATACAAGAGTGTTGTTAGTCGAGGCATATCAAGCGATACATGTAAGGCATACAAGGCTCAGTTACAGGGCGAGGTTATGCACTTCGGTTATCATGATAAAGATGGGTACTTAGTTGGCGCTAAGACACGCTCACCTGATAAAGACTTTCGCACTCAAGGCACTTGGCAAGATACTGTACTGTTTGGACAGAATCTATTCACTAAAGGTGGTAAGTATATTACTATCACTGAGGGTGAGTACGATGCTATGTCAGCCTATCAGATGCTAGGGAGTAAGTATCCTGTAGTATCTATAAAGAATGGTAGTGCTGGTGCATTGAAGGATTGTCGGGCTAGTTACGAGTATCTAGATAGCTATGAAAATATTGTAGTCTGCTTTGATTCAGACGAGGCTGGTACTAAAGCTGCCAACCAAGTGGCTGAGTTGTTTGGTGGCAAGACAAAGGTATTCAAACATACTAAGGATGAAAAAGATGCAAACGATTATGTTAAGTACAATCGCACTAAAGAGTTTGTTGATCGGTGGTGGTCGTCAGAACGATTTGTTCCCGATGGAATTGTTGCAGGAAGTAGCTTGTGGGATGAAGTTAATAAACCCATCGCACCGGCACAGTGTCTCTATCCATATGACGGAATCAATAAGCTCACTTATGGTATCCGCTTCGGAGAACTCGTCACAGTTACGGCTGGCTCTGGATTAGGTAAGAGTCAATTCATGCGAGAGATTATCTGGCAGATCATCAGTAAGACTGAGGATAATATTGGTATACTTTTCCTAGAAGAGAGTATCAAAAAGGCTGGCTTATCTCTAATGAGTTTAGCTGCTAATAAACCTCTGCACTTACCTGATACTGAGGCGACTGACGAGGAAAGGTTAGATGCTTTTGAGCGTACACTAGGTACTGATCGTGTGTTCTTGTTCGATCACTTCGGTTCTACTGGTGTCGATAATATCATTAGTCGTGTACGTTATATGGCTAAAGGTTTAGGCTGTAAGTATGTTGTACTGGATCACGTATCTATTGTGGTGTCAGCACAGGCTAGTGGTGATGAACGTAAAGCGTTAGACGAGATCATGACTAGGCTGCGTATGCTAGTACAAGAGACAGGCATTGCTTTGTTTGTTGTGTCTCACCTCAAGCGTCCTGATAGTAAAGGACATGAGGAGGGAGCAGCTACCAGCCTATCTCAGTTACGTGGCTCTGGTTCTATTGCACAGCTTAGTGATATGGTTATTGGTCTTGAACGTAATGGTCAGGCCGAGGATGAAGAGACTCGCAACACTACCCATGTTAGGGTATTGAAGAATCGCTTCTGTGGTATCACTGGTAAGGCAGCACCCTTGATGTACAACCATAACACTGGTAGAATGTTAGAGGTGGTAGAGGAGGAAGAGATATGAGCAAGATAGGAAACTATGTATTAGAGAGGCAGGAAAATGAGTACGATAATAGATATAGAAACAACTTCCAAGATGGATCACATCTGGTGTTGTGGGATACAGACGGATCACGAGAAACGTCAGCGCATACTAGTGAACTCCATGCAATTGCAAGAGCTTACCAAGAATACGCAATCTATTGTTGGACACAAC